TATTAATACCTGAATATAATGCAATGTGTTATAAAGCAATCGTACAATATGCAAGTAACTACGTAATAAATTGTAAATGTAACAACAATACAATCAATCTATTGAACATAATGCAGCGATGTATACAATGTACTGAATATAATGCAATGTATGACAGTATGACATACAAAAACAAGCGAGGTATACGCAAATAATGTAACAATACACTGTAAACATCGACAATATAACGATACATAGCCGCATACGTTGCATATAATGACTTTAAATATACGATTTGTTGCTAATAACGTAATGCAACACTTTACTTCTATATATAAAATATTAATTTAAAACAAACATATGCCGGATACGTTTATAAAGAACAACATGTCTGTTGTGTTATCTTTGCTAGTGGCTGTATTTACGGCTGGTGGCATATTCGCTGAGTTTACGGCTATTAAGACGGAGCTTACAACGGTACATGACAGATTAGATAAGAAGATAAAAGTAATTAACGATCTTGAGGATCGCATTCTTGATATGGAGAAGCAGTTAGAATATGAAAGAGGATTCTTAGATGCTGCTGCCAAGAAGAAGAAAAAGTAACTACAGAAGAATCGCTACCTTAATGGACACGTTGTGTTAAGGCTGCCCCATCGAGGCAGGTGTCATATAGTTGCTTTTTGCTTAGTTCCTTTCAGATGCCACCTAGGAAGTGGTTGAGGCAGTGAACGTACAGATCGTTGCACTATTCAAAGTAGAGTCATAGGGTGCCTGGTAACCTTCATTGGACTGAGGTGCCCTTATGATTACAAACATGTAAATTACTACCCCATGGCAAAGAAGAGACCAACAGCCACGTCACCTTTATTTAAGAAGGATGCGTGCTATCATAAAGTAAAGAAACAATACAAAGTATTCCCGAGCGCTTATGCCTCTGGAGCTATTGCTAAATGTAGAAAAAAGAATAGATAGATATGAAACTACCTACTAACGGAGTCGCTAAAGAATTAAGGCATTACATAGGATCGTTATTTATATTCCTATTGGTTATGTCTATCATATTTATTTTAATGAAGTATCCAGTATTGGATACAAACAAAGAAGTTGTAATGATGCTCATAGGTACCATATCGGCTTCTATAGGATTAGTAGTGTCTACTATCACCGGATCTAAACCGGATGATGTAAACGCGCTTAAAACAGAAATAGAAAAGAAGAACGATCAGATAGACTCATTGGTTGCAGCTAAAGATAACCTAGAGCATATGATCATCGATCTACAGAAAACTATCTTAGAGAACCAAGATAATGTAATGGATAAGATCATTCTTAAAGCGGCTTTGGACTTTGACGACAGAGAAGCAGCTTATAAGGAATTAAAGAAAAAATAATATGTCATTAACGCAAATAAGCCACTCAATAGTAGATTCTACTATAGCTAAGGTAGTAACGCTAACACAAGCAGAGTATGATGCACTTAGCAGTTATGATGCATCGACATTATATATAACAACATAATAATATGGGAATTTATTTAGGAGCAAAAGCATTAGGCGGAGGGGGAGGTTCCCAGCCTGGTGATTTGGTAGCAATTAACCAAGATGGTACAGCTACAAATGACCCCACTACTAATTTTATAATTAATTACAACGACGGTAAATACCTGAGAACAGGTATAACCATACCTACCGTGTCGACCTCAGCTAATGCTTATCCGGAAAATATTCTTCCTCCCATGACGGCTGACAGCGTGAATGGGCAACTATTAGGTAACGAAAATGCTGTAACAAGTATTGAGAACGTAGTAAGAAGCTCGGTTGAAATTCAAGCTGGAACCGCTCTTACAAGGTTAACATCGAGTAGTGTGAATACTGGTCAATTAGCCTTGTATCTCATCCCATTTGGAGGAGACGATACACATATATACTCAAGCTTTATACACTCTCAATCAGCGGGCAGAGGACTTTATATAACAAATAAATCCACGGGTGTTATGACACACCATGAATTTCCTTTTGGTTCTAGTATCCCAGCCTCTTTTTCTAGTAGTGGGAGACTTTCTTACGTAATGGGGAAAGGTTTATTAGCTGATAAAATACTAGTGGCGTTTGGTAACAGTAGCACAGAATCAGGCCTTATGGTTATAAATAAATCAGGTACTGTAGATACTAGTTTTAATTCGGGACTCTTTTCAAGCGGTGTGTACAAACAAACTGGTTCTGGAAGCAGTAATCCTCTTTATTACGGAATGGCAGTAAACTCAAATTCAAAAAGATGGACAGGGTGGATGAAAGTAAATCCTGATGCTTGGGCGTCGTCAAGCGGTGCGGCTCACATTAGCGGCAGTACATCTGGGAATGCTACTATACCATCATCAAATACTTTTGAGTTACGTTATGTAACTATTTATGGGTACATATACCCCGGTGGACACTACTACACAGCAATAGACCACGCAACAGGCTCGATGCGATCTGGTATTGGGTTGGCTCAAAACCAATTAGCAATGCAGTGGACATACGAGGATGGATCAGCCGGACCAAGCAGCGCCTCCTGGAATAATACGAATTACATAGATGACACATCCTATGCCGGAGCAACCCCTGTAGGCTTTGGCGCTCAATATGATACAGCTTCAGCTGCTCAAGCGGCTTTAGACGCTTTAAACACAGCTAACGGCACCTCTTATAACAGCTTTCCAAAAGCTCAAATGGGGCCAAGCAATTCCCAAACTACTTACACCTCGAACGGCTCTGTTGAGTCGCGCGTAGTATCATCTTTTGATTGGAACTTAACTAATCTTAATGATATAGTAGGCGAGCCAGCGGTTATAGGGGCTACAGCTCCCTCACGGACTAGAGGAGTGCTTGCATTTGATTCTGCCGACAACGACCCTAGTTTCTGGGCAATTGTAAGAGTAGACGGCTTCGAAACAGTAGCAAACCCAGGTGTGACTGTAACTAAAATGTATTTAGTTGAATATCCAGCTACAGTAGCCAAAAGAAATTTATCTAGCGTAGTAGGGGCACAAGGGTACGTGAGGCCAATGTATTACGATATACGTGACCAAAGTGTATCTTTCGGAGCTGGTGGGACTGGAACTACTGCTGGGCAAAGAACAACGGGAACCTACCCCGATAAACATCATACTAGCCTAGTTGCTGGAGATAAAAGAAGCAAATTTAAATTTCCAATATGGGTAAGACTAGAATAAATAATATATGAAATATTTACTATATACAAACGATCAATTAACCGGAGTGTACTCAAATTTAGGTGACGCTGTTTCTGAAGAAGAAAATATAGAAATAATAGAGATGAGCGTAGAAAATCTTGAAATTCTACAACGTAAATGGAGAGACGAAGAGCTTAAAAGCACGGATTGGATCATAACTATAACAGACCACCCGGAAAGAGCTACGAATTTAACATATAGAGCTAACCTTAGGGATTGGCCGTCAACAGATAGTTTTCCAAGTATAAGACCTACATTGTAATGGCTGTGCGTAAAACAAAATCCGGCGCTAACCTCAAGCGTTGGTTTAAAGAAAAATGGACGGATGAAAAAGGCAACCCGTGTGGCTCTGCAAAACGCAAAGGTATAAAGAAGTGCAGGCCGTCAGTCCGGATCAATAAGAACACTCCTGTGGCATGGTCACAGATGTCTGCAGCGCAGAAAAAGAAAGCTGTTGCTGAAAAGAAAAGAACTGGTATGGGTAAACGTACCTCAAGTATAAGAAAGAAAACTAAAAAGAAATAATCATGGGAAAGAAAGGAACAACTGTAATACCTGCTGTTATTAAAAAAATGGGTGGACGTGCTGCTGCTAAAAGCGGACCGATTAAGAAAATTAATTATAAAACTAAGAAGTAATGCCAAACATAGATAGAAGAGATGACGAAATGCCGTCACAAAGTATGGCAATGCGTTTCCAATCGCCTTACCCGAGAAAAATATCTCAAGAAGCACCATCTAATTTTAAAGCTGCCATACAAGAAGCGGCTACTGATCCAAGTAATGAAGGGGCACAAAAATTAGCACCAACACTGCGATTTTGTGGAGGTAAGTCTAAATCATATAAAAAATAATATTATGTCAGAAGATAAAAAAGTAAAAGAAGTAAAAAAAGATAAGCCAGCTCCAAAACCAGCTGCACCTAAAGTAGCACCAGGAACAGATCTTACGCCAAGACCCTAATGCCACAAAAATTATCTCCTGCGGCCCGTAAGAAAAAAGCGGCCCGTGACCTTGCATATGCTAAAACTCCCCGGCGTAGAGCTATGAAGGCGGAGAATCAAAAGAAAAGGCGCTCGGCACTTAAGAGGGGGATAAATATAAAAGGTAAAGATTGGGATCACAATAAGAAAAAATTTGTTAGCGTCGCAGCTAATAGAGGTGGTCACGGTAAAGGAACTAAGAAATACAACACTACATGAAAGCAATACCATTAACAGCAAAGCACGCCCCGTGCACTTGTGCAGCACCCACTCCACTAACACGGAAGAAAGGCAAAGCACCATCTCGTAAAAAATCTAAAGGTTATTATGCTAAGGTTAAATCAGGTAGTGGCTCAGGCAGTAAAGCTGGTGGTGGAATGACAGCTAAAGGTGTAGCTAAGTATAGAAAAGACAATCCGGGCAGCAAATTAAAAACTGCTGTAACAACTCCGCCCTCTAAACTTAAGAAAGGCAGCAAAGCAGCAAAACGTCGTAAAGCATTTTGTGCTAGATCCAAATCATGGAAATCAGAGCGTGGTAGAGCAGCACGCCGTAAATGGAACTGCTAACATATATCTTATAAATTTTATTTAATTAAATCAAACTAAATGGCAATACAATTCGGATCCCCGAAGATAGTCAAAGAACTAAGCTTTAAGAAAGAAGCTAAGGACGGACTAATCTCAGGAATAAACAAATTAGCAGAAGCAGTGGGCAGTACGTTAGGCGCGTCTGGTCGTACAGTAGTATTAGAAGATGACTTCGGTAATCCTCACGTTACAAAGGATGGTGTAACTGTAGCAAACTATATAAACCTAGAAGACCCAGTAGAGAACCTAGGTGTGACTATGCTTAAGCAAGCATCCAGACAAACAGCATCAAAAGCCGGTGATGGTACAACAACCTCAACAGTATTAGCACAATCA